TAGAAGAGAAGCGCAAGGAATCCGCGATCCGCGATGATTTTATGTCGTTTGTGAAATATGTATGGCCGGATTTTATAGAGGGGTCCCATCATAAAATCATGGGAGAAAAATTTAATAAGGTGGCCAGGGGTGAATTAAAAAGAATCATCATCAATATGGCACCGCGACATACAAAATCAGAATTTTCGTCTTACCTCCTGCCTGCATGGATGATTGGAAAAAATCCAAAATTAAAAATTATTCAGGCAACGCATACCACGGAGCTCGCTGTACGATTCGGTCGTAAAGCAAAACACTTAATTGACTCTGAAGAGTACCAAAAAATTTTTCATACAAAATTGAGAGAAGACTCGAAGGCCGCGGGCCGCTGGGAGACGAATGAAGGGGGCGAATATTTTGCCGCGGGTGTCGGCGGAAGTATCACGGGCCGCGGTGCGGATTTATTAATTATTGATGATCCTCACTCGGAACAAGATGCGCTGAACGTGAATGCGTTAGAGCGAACTTGGGAATGGTATACGTCCGGTCCTCGTCAGCGTTTGCAACCAGGTGGTATTATTGTCGTGGTCATGACACGTTGGAATATGAAAGATTTAACAGGAAGATTAATTAATGCTCAAAAAGAAGCGAAAGCTGATCAATGGGAGGTGATAGAATTTCCGGCGATCCTGCCTTCGAATAAACCACTCTGGCCGGAGTATTGGAAGTTAGAAGAATTAGAAGCGGTAAAGGCATCGGTGGCCATTGGTAAATGGAATGCACAGTACCAACAAAATCCAACTGCGGAAGAAGGATCGATTATCAAAAGAGAATGGTGGAGGATGTGGGACAAAGGATTACCGCCGTTGCATCATGTGATACAAAGTTATGATACGGCTTTTTTAAAGAAAGAAACAGCCGACTATTCAGCCATTACAACCTGGGGCATCTTTTATCCAACCGAGGACAGCGGACCGAATTTAATTTTGCTGGATGTGGTGAAAGATCGATTTGAATTTCCGGAATTAAAAAGAATTGCTTTAGAGCAATATAGTTACTGGGCGCCGGAAAGTGTGATTATCGAAGGAAAGGCTAGTGGTATGCCGCTTACTTTTGAGTTGCGTAAAGCGGGTATTCCTGTTATAAATTTTACACCGAGTCGTGGAAATGATAAACATGCTCGTGTGAATGCTGTCGCGCCGTTATTTGAAGCGGGGCAGATTTGGGCTACAGACGATAAGTATTGCGAAGAGGTGATTGAGGAATGCGCGGCTTTCCCTTACGGAGACCACGATGACTTAGTCGATAGTATGACACAAGCAGTTATGAGATTTAGACAAGGAGGTTTTGTTCAACATCCAGAAGATGAAAAAGATGAACCTCTTTTATCCAAACGGAGAACATATTACTAATGGGAAGTAAAACAGCCACCGCAGAGAGAAATCAACAAAGAGCAGCAACCACTGCTGATTTAATGAAGAACATCATGACCGGTGGTGAAATATCTAAGGCTCGTGAAAAACAATTACAAGAAGCAGCGAACTATGGACGCGGTATTCAGTTTGTTCCATCTGGATCTGTAAAAGGATTAACCCAAAGAGATGGATCGCCTGTTGCAAGAACAGGAGTATCTGCAGCAGATTACACAGGAAGATTTACAGCAAGTCCTCCTACCTTTATGGAAATATTAGGTGATGCGAAAAGAGCTTTAGTTGGTGGTCAAGCACCCACTCCTTCTTATATTCAATCAACTAGAGTAGATGCACCAACTGCTGTTGCCGGACCCAATGCAGTTAACTACGCAGGATTTTTACCAACCCCTACAGAGCAAACAGGAATTCTTGCACCCTTAGCAGAAAAGTTTTTAGTACCTGGTGGTTTGGCTTTAAATATTGCAAAAGATTTATATGGAAAAATATTTCCTGGACAACAAGATGATACTCAACCTATTGTTGATTTAAGAAAACCGACGATTGAAGAACAAGTTACTAGTTATGTGGGAATAGATCCTTATGTTGAAAAAAGAAATACTCTCAAACAAATAATAGCAGGGAGTCAAGCTCCTGGCGCATCCGAATTGAATGTGGATGAAATGAGCGATACAGAAGTAGACCTACGATTACAATCCTATGGTCAAGGTTTTGCAATGGGAGGTTTAACTCGTACAATCCCACCGGAAAGCGGACCAAAGCCACAAGGTATTGCTTCTTTATATAAAAACAAGTAAACTAATCCAATGGCTGAAATAGATAAATCATTACCTAATCAAAAGGTTTCCTTAGAAGTTGAAGGACAAGAAATTGAACAAATTTTAGAACAAGAACTAGAAAAAGAATTACAACCTCAAGATGAACAAGTAGAAATTGTAGAAACAGAAGATGGAGGAGTTGAAATTAATTTTGATCCTCAACAAGCTATTGGGGAAGGTAGTCAACAACACTTTGCAAACTTAGCAGAATATTTAGATGACGATGTTTTAGATCCTCTAGGCAGTGAATTAAAAGGTTTATATGTTGATTATAAAGAATCAAGAGGGGACTGGGAAAGAACTTATACTCAAGGATTAGATTTATTAGGATTCAAATATGAAGATCGAACCGAACCTTTCCAAGGTGCCAGTGGTGCAACACATCCTGTCTTAGCTGAAGCCGTCACACAGTTTCAAGCACAAGCCTATAAAGAATTATTACCGGCATCAGGACCAGTGAGAACACAACAAGTCGGAGCACCAAATCCACAAAAAGAACAACAAGCTGAACGTGTCAAAGAATTTATGAACTATCAAATCATGCAAGAGATGAAAGAGTATGAGCCGGAGTTTGATCAGATGTTATTCTATTTACCTTTGGCAGGTTCTACCTTTAAAAAAGTTTACTACGATGCAATGCTTGGAAGAGCCGTTTCCAAGTTTGTACCAGCGGACGACTTGCTAGTGCCGTACTCAGCAACATCGCTTGACGATGCGGATACCATTATCCATAAAATTAATATTTCAAAAAATGATTTAAGAAAACAACAAGTCAGCGGATTCTATCGTGATATTGATTTAGATGATCCTTATCAAGAGTTAGATCAAATCGCACAAAAAGAAAGAGAGATTGAAGGGATTAGAAAAACAGAACAAGATCCCGAGATGTATACTCTTTTAGAATGTCACATTGATTTAGATTTAGAAAATTTCGAAGATATAAACAATGAGACTGGTGAGCCCACCGGAATTAAATTACCTTACATTGTCACTATTGAAGAAGGCAGCCGTGAAGTTTTATCTATCAAAAGAAACTATGGTCCTGAAGACCCCAAGAAAAAAAGAATTAGTTATTTTACTCATTTTAAATTTTTGCCTGGTTTAGGTTTCTATGGTTTTGGACTAATTCACATGATTGGGGGTTTGTCTAGAACCGCCACAGCAGCCCTTCGACAATTACTAGACGCTGGAACATTATCTAATCTTCCCTCTGGATTTAAAGTTAGAGGGCTGCGTGTCAGGGACGATGCTCAACCTATTCAACCAGGTGAGTTTAGAGATGTAGATGCTCCTGGTGGAAATTTAAGAGAATCATTTTTACCTTTACCATTCAAAGAGCCTTCTCAAACTTTATTACAATTAATGGGTATTGTGGTACAAGCCGGTCAACGATTCGCGTCCATCGCTGATATGCAAGTGGGTGATGGTAATCAAGGCGCGGCTGTCGGTACGACTGTCGCATTATTAGAACGTGGATCAAGAGTTATGTCTGCAATTCATAAGAGGCTCTATGTATCTTTAAAACAAGAATTCAAAATGTTGGCCCGGGTGTTCAGTTTGTATTTACCTCCTGAATATCCTTATGACGTAGTCGGAGGCGAACGCGTAATCAAGCAACAAGACTTTGATGAGCGTATTGATATTTTACCTATTGCGGACCCAAATATATTTTCACAAACACAAAGAATTAGTTTAGCGCAAACACAATTACAATTAGCGCAAACAAACCCTCAACTCCATAATTTATATCAAGCCTACCGAAGTATGTATGAAGCTATTGGTATAAAAAATGTTGATTTAATTCTACCACCCCCACAACCTCCACAACCAATGGACCCTTCCATGGAACATATTACAGCTATGGGTGGTAAAGCATTTCAAGCTTTCCCTAAACAAGACCACCAAGCTCATATTGATGCTCATTTAAGTTTTATGGGAACCATTTTAGTGAGAAATAATCCGGCGATTGTATCTGCAATACAGAAAAATATTTTAGAACATATTGCTTTGATGTCTCAAGAACAGATTGAATTAGAATTTAAAGATGAGTTAATGCAGCTTCAACAGATGCAAGCACAAATTCAAACACAACCACAGCTTCAAATGGAAGTTCAAAAAATAATGATGGGTATTGAGTCTAGAAAAGCTAAATTAATTGCAGAATTGACCAAAGATTACATGGAAGAAGAAAATAAAATCTATGCTGATGTCAATGATGACCCATTAACTAAGCTGAAAAAGCAAGAATTAGATCTTAGAGCAATGGAAAATGACAGAAAAGCCGAAGAAGCTAGGGCAAGAATAGAGATTGACCGAGCAAAATTGGTTCAAGACCAGGTTTTAAGTGAAGAAAAGCTTGAACAAGCAGACGAACATGCTCAATTACGTGCTGGAGTGTCTTTAGCAAAGTCAGGAATACAACAAATGAACATAATGAGGAAGCAAAATGGATAAAAAACAGAAAAAAGTCAAAAAAGTAATGAAAGAATTTAAGGAAGGCAAACTTCATAGTGGATCTAAGAAGGGACCTAAGGTAAAATCACGAAAACAGGCTATTGCTATTGCATTAAGTGAAGCAGGAATGTCTAAAAATAAAAAAAGGAGCTAACTATGAGTGAAAAAAACATTGACCATTCAAAATTTATCAATAAGGATGGTTATAAGAAAGGTGGAGTCGACGTTGAAATGACAAAACCTAACGAAACTCAGACAGATAAGGTCGGCGGACAACGTCGTATGCTTTCTGAGAAAAAACGTAGTGCCAAATGGTATTAAGGAGGAACTATGGAAATAATTAAGAAACTGTGGAATGACCACCCTAAGAAAAAGTGGCTAGTCGTAGGATTAGTTGTAGGTTGGGCAATCGCAAAATATGTTATCTAAACTATTAGGTGGATCTCTTGTGGAAACTGTCGGTAAAGTTATCGACAGTGTCCACACTTCAGAAGAAGAAAAAGGTCAAATCAAAATTAAACTTCAAGAATTAGAAAATGAAATTAATGCAAAACAAATGGAGATTAATTTAGCCGATGCTCAGTCTACAGCTACCGATATTTCAGGTCTACTGCAACGCTCTTGGAGACCCCTCATTGGGTTTAGTGCAG